TTGATGATGAAGGATTTGCTGGTCGTGTGATTTGTGCCGAACCTAATGGCACTTACGTTCCCCGCAATTTCTGCCATATTTTGAGAGATGTTGTAGAAGGCAAGCGTTCTAAAGTTCACCTGTATATTCCTGGTGGGAGAAAAGCAGATCAAGCAACGAAACTGATTGAGGATTCTATTGAAGAGTTGAATGATCTATGGGAAGCAGTCAAAGCGTGTTCTTTGATGCTTAAAATGGATAAGAATTGGACTCCGTTTGAGTTTGGTGTTCGTCCATCTCAAATTGTAGATGTGGATCCTGATGGCGGTGTGATTCCCCTGAACTAATCCTGACAGACCCGCCCCACAAGGCGGGTTTTCTGCTATAATATCTGTAGTTGAGGAACTCCCAATGAACCCTGTTGAACTATCTGAACTGATTGATGAACTGTGGGAAATTGCGATCTATGAGACGGATCCCCAAGACTGGCACGATTCCTACTTGGAAGGTGTTGAAATCCCCTCTGGAGCACTTGCTGTTTGACTTATGACCTACACAATTACCAAACATATCAAAATTGAACACGAAGAAGATGGTTGGAGTTTTGATTTCACCGCTGATGAACTTGGCACTGTGAGTGTAGAGGATGGGAATGGACCAGGATTCCAAACCATTCACATTCCTCAAGATTGTATTCAACACTTCATTGATGTTCTGGAGCAATATAAATGAACCGCAAGTACGTCACTGCTTTTGCTCTCGGTTTCATTTTAATGCTTGGATGGAATGTATTTCTAATCCAACGTGATGATGCACTCTATAAGGCATACTATCGCCAACAAGCAATAGTAAATCAAAGGTGATAGAGTTTCTCCTCATCTCAGCAGCATTTGGATGGTTTTTTATCGTCCTATTTTCCAAACACTTTGATTACCTAGACGAGCACAAATCCAATGATTCCCAAACGCATCCAAGACCTCATCAAGAAAGCAGAGATGAATAAAGCAGCGGAAGAGTTTTGGAAAGAAGTTGAAGCAGAGTCAGCAAAATACGAAGTTCCTGTTGACTACTACTTAGCTGAATTTTACTAATCTAAACACTTGACTTTCGCATCAAAATCTTTTATAGTGTTTATGTTAAACAAATGAGGTTAATGACACAAAAGTTTCTCTATCTTGTTAATTTCTGGGTAACTTTTCCCACCAGTGAATATGGGGGAATTATTGCAGTAATAGGTGAAGATGATAATGAGGTTCACGATATTTTGCTAAACTGGCGTGAAGATTATCTTGAAAAATATGATAGTTTGATTATGCAAAATGTTGTCGATGCACAGACATTTGCTCTTGCTGAAGATGTAGAATCTGGTGTTGTTGAGTCCTTTACAACCTGATGAAACTTTCTGTTGATTTGATACCTCAATTTACCCACAAAGCACCTAAAGGTTATTCCTATGAGGTTGAAGAGTTCAAACACAATGTATTTTCTATTTGGTTGCGTTGTCACCGTCAGTTTGATTACAATTTGGGAAAACCGACCCGCACAATTTGGGGTTTCTACTCCTACAAAAAGTGTGAGTTCTATAGCCCTGTAAATAGTAACACAGTCGGCAAAGTCGTGAAGTTCAGTGATACTCGTTCCTGGACTTCTATGCCTATCAAGCAAACAGCATTGGAAGCAGCATTTGTATGACTTATGTGCCAAAAGTTAATGATTTTGTGATTTGGGATTTGAGAAAAAACATTCAAGGTTGGGTGTACTTCAAATGTGAAGAGTACGTCACGATTGAAATGTTAGTCAAACCCAAAGATGAACAAAATTATGAGGCATGTTCATTGCACAGAAATGATAGACTTTTGGTGATTTGTTATAAAAATCAATGGCACGAATTAGAGTATGTCAAAACAAGAGAATCGGTGCATGAAGAAGAGAAAAACTGCGTTTCGGTTGATTGCTAAAGCACTAGGGGAAAAAACAGGTAAAAATGACAGAGAAGCAGACAACATTGCTCATATACGGATCTTTATATTTCTCACTTATCTCATTACTAATCTTTTTATTTGTGCGGGGGTCATAAGGCACTGGAATGATGTTCCAACAATAAATAATCAGAAAGTATTGCAGCAATAAAGACGTTTCAGCAATGAAACCGTCAACAAGTTGCAAAATGCCAAGCAGCACAAAAGACCGCACATATTAAACACGTTCACTCTGAGTTAGGTGCTGAAGCAAGAGCACAACGGACACAGAAGAGAGTAGAGATGAAAGCAATTATGTCCCGCTAATAAAAAGGGGGGACACTTAAAGTGTTCCTATAGTGTAAGCAACAATTCCATTATGGATTCTTTTGACGATCTGCAAGTTGAAGAGTTCTCTTCTTTTGATTTTGTTGAAGAGATGAATGAAGGTCTCTTTGAGGAAGAAGATGACGACAAATCTTTTAATACTTTCCTAAACTCTAATGTTGATTTTTGATTGAAAATGACTGAAACTATTGCAAACGTGCTTCCCCACATCAACGAACTCAAAGATTTGTGGAGGAAACAAGATTTTATCTTTAACAAAGAACAACAATCTCAGTATGATTTGTTGATTGCAACTCGTCGTGAACGTGTGCGTCAACTGTATGCTGAAGGTCGTGTCTTTAAGGGTTCCTATAAAGCAAAGGAGGATGAGAACTAAATACTAAAAAGAGTGTTTAGATACTGATGAAAACCTTTCAGGAGTTTGTTTCGGAAGCATATGACGCAAGCGTAATGAGTTCTTCTCAAATTAGAAGAACTGGTGCTGGTGGTCGTATTGGTGCTGAACGCAAAAAGACTGCTCCTGAAAGGCGGAGAGTAAAAGCAATCGGTGGCGGTCAAACTGCCCCCGCAAAAGAATACAAACCCCGCAAAGATATTGGCACTCAACGTAAAGCAGAAACAAGAGTTCAGCAGCCAGAACAAGAGCGTGGATCCGCAAGAGAAAGACAATTAGCAGCAGCAAAAGAAGAAAGAAGAAAAGCAGCACAGGCAAGAATTGCTGCTAAAAAAGGTGCAGCAACAACAGCAAAACTAAAATCAAAAGAATTGGAAAAAGCAGGAACTCAGTTAATCTCAAAGAAGAAAAAAGAGACTGTTTCTCCTGACTACAAACCACAAAAAGCATCTGGTCTTTCTACACAAGAACGTAAGTCACTTTACAAGAAAGGTGAAAGAACTTTGAGAGATATTGTTCTAGCTAAGACAGGCAAAAAGTCCGAGAAAGAACTCAAGCACAAATATACTTCCAAGTAATTAAAGGGGGGACGTGTAAAGTGTCCCTATAATAGATACGCCACCAAACCCATCTAGGATCTCCTACAACACTATGGAAACCGTGACTATAAGACTTGACACGCTAAAAAGAGTAATTCGTGATTTAGAGAACGCAGTGCAAGTCTGTCACGAAGTTGATAACACTCAAGGCGATGATCCAGTCAAAACTTATCCTTATGCGGCAGGGTATTCGCGTTCTGCGATGACCTATGCTATAATTGACCTTAACAACCTCCTGAACAAGTGATTACGCTTCGTCCTCATCAACATCGTGCTGTTGCTGCTATGCAAAAGCACACCAAAGGTCAGGTGATTGTCCCTACTGGTGGCGGCAAAACACTGAAGATGATTGTAGATACTCTGCGTCAGTTTCAGTCACAAACTCCGCAGACTGTTGTAGTTGTTGCTCCCCGCATTTTGCTTGCTGAACAACTCTCTGCAGAGTTTCTAGAGCACATTACCAACGCAGAAGTATTGCACGTCCACAGCGGAGAAACTTCCCACGTCAGCACAACCAAACCTGCTGATATTGTGGTTCATGCTGCTATGTGTGCTGCTGCTAATCTTCATCAACTGATTTTCACCACCTACAACTCTTTGCAGCGTCTTGTTGATGCTGAAATTGATGTAGATACGATTTACTTTGACGAAGCACATAACAGCGTTCAGCGTCACTTTTTCCCCGCAACCGAACACTTTGCTGCTAATGCGAATCGTTGCTACTTCTTTACTGCAACGCCGAAACATTCTACTACTATCTCTAAACCTGGGATGAATATGCCTGAGGTTTACGGTCAAGTGATCTGCCAAGTTCCTGCACCCGAACTGGTGAAGCAAGGTTATATCCTGCCACCTAAAGTTGTCGTCAAGCAACTGCCTATGGTTCAAGATCGTCAGATGATCTTTGAGCGTGATGCAGACAATCTGCTGGAAACGATTGATGACCAAAACATCAGTAAAATCCTGATCTGTGCTCGTGCTACCAAACAGATTGTGGGTCTTGTGTCTCAATCTGATTTCTGTGTTCAGTTAGAGCAGCGTGGATACTCTTGGATGTATATCACTGCCAAGACTGGTGCTGTGATTGACGGC